GGTACCAATAGTTTAGTGTGGAATGATGTTGCGACGTCGTTTTGCTCAGAGTATTCTGCTCCTATTGATTTTTCGAAAGACCAGCCTACTGTTCTTTCAATCCCTTATATCGGTGAATATTTGGGTATAGATTTGGTTACTAATAATGGGAATAACAGTTTATGTGTGACTTTTGCACCAGTTGTTCCTGGTGTGGATGTATCTACCAATACTGCAGTTCAAGTAAATGCCAATATCTATTGTTTTGTTACAGATTTAGAGCTGTCTGGGATTCATGCTCAATCTGGGGAATATGCTGCGGATAGGCCTGTTTCTTCATCATTATCTATAATCTCAAAAAGTCTGAACACGGCTGCAAGTGTTCCAGTCTTGGCTCCTCTAGCAACTGCGTTAAGTACCGCGGCCGCTTTTGGTGCGCGTGTAGCACAATCTCTTGGTTTCTCTAAACCGATGGATTCCCGAGATGATACTCGTATGCAGATGTTAGCTCCTGAATTTAATTCTGCCGTTGGATTATATACTGGTAGAACTTTCATGTTAGAGCCTAAATCACAAAAATTGTTAAGACCTATGAACTTTACAGGTCATGGAAAAGACCAGCTTGATATAGCGTACTTATCTACTGTCTGGGGTTTTCACCAGACTGTTTCAGTTGATAATACTCAAGCCGTTGGATATTCAATGTTTAAAGGATGTGTAACACCATGTGTTTACAATGTTGTGTCTGAATTATCTAGTGGGTATCAATTTACCCCATCAGGCGCTCTTTCATTGTGTTTTGGTAGATGGAGGGGATCTATGGAATATAGATTTACAGTAATATGTAGTCGATTTCATCGTGGACGTTTAAGGATTTTCTGGAGTTACTTACCTGTAGCCACAGAACCTATTACTAATACAGTTCCACTTACATTCCTTGAAATTTTACCTGGAGCAACAGCTACTGTAGTTGTTCCATATGCGGTGAATGCAAATTGGAAGACGGTTTATCCGTTCTTTACAACATTTCAGCCCCCTACAGCCACTGGTGGTACCAATGGTTTGATCAATTTAGAGGTAGATCAACCAATATCAGCACCTACTGCAGCACCTGTATTTGTAGTTATGGAGTCACGTTGTGGCCCAGATCACGAATTTGCTTACCCGCAAACTCGTTTAATACAATATTTACATGGTGATGTTTATGACTCAGGAGGAGTTCTTTCCGAATGGCCCTCATTCAACGACTATCCTGTCAATGCACCTGGAGGACTTGGTTTTCCGGGACCACAAAGTTTAGAAAAACCTTCTATGCAACCAACAGAAGGTATGTCTTGGACTTATGGAGAAAAGATCACATCAATGAGAGAAGTTCTTAAAAGAAGCTTCCCAACTGACGTACCAATTTATGTTGGTGCAAGTTGTATTTATCAAATATTCCGGGTACAACGAAT